CTCATGAATAAAGAATTATTTGCTCCTATTCTCATAGTTAAAACGTATCCACAAGTTTTCACTTATTCGACTCTATTGGAGTGTGCTGATATGAATGACTATAAATTGACTGGTTCAGTGTTTAGTAGAAATGATAACTTTATCAATCATGCGAGTGTAGTATTTGAAGAGGCATGTGGTAATCTTTATATCAATGACAAATCAACGGGTTCAGTTGTGGGACAACAACCTTTTGGGGGATTCGGTAAATCGGGAACGAACGATAAAGCAGGAGATAGTAATTTTATGATGCGATTATTCAATCAACGCAACATAAAAGTAGGAACTATTTAATAGTCCGAAACACTATATGCAAATGAAAATCCGGAACGACATAATAATAGATTTTTATTGGTTGTATTCATCAAATTTGTTTTATTTATCATTTGCGCACCATTGGAAGTCAATAAATATACCTTAAAATTTGGCATATCTGGATGAACATATTGTAAATGATTACTGAATTCAAATGGATTTTTAATTATTTTAGTGTTTAGACCGATAAAATGAGCTGTTTCTGGAACATTTTTCGTCATATTTTCTATATCTTCTTTTTTTGGAACAACTGAACTATCAATAATAAGCACAGATGGATTTTTATTTTTATTTTTATTCATATCAAGATTTGATGTAAACGTTATTGCTTCTGCTTCTGATGATACAATTTTAAATTGTTCAGAGTTGTTATTCCAATTTTGTTTTAGTAGTTTGATATTTTTCACAAATGTTTCGTCTTTTGTTTCATCAACAATGATACATACAGTATGTATAGTAATATCTTTAGTAGGTTGTGAAGGAATGCGATTTTCTATAATATTAATATATTTATTGGACATTGTAAATAAAGGCACTTTTAAAGAGTATCCCTTTTTATAAACTCGTGAAATATCGCCTATAAATGTATTGATATCAGTTTTCATTGGACATGTATACTTCAAAAATATATCACACATTTTTTTTTTAATTATATATGCACTACTAGTATTTTTACAGGCAGGGTTGGTATAAAAAAATGTATCGTTGCATTTGTAATTAAATGTATTATTTACAGTTTCTTCACACAATCCAACATATCCATATAACTCGTTTGATTCTTGTAGTTTATTGAATACAGTATTCAATTCTACATTAGAATTAAGTTCGTGATGTATGTTTGTTGTAGTGTCAATGATGAGAACATTGTCTAAATTATTTTTTGTAATAAATTGCCATAATTTATTATGTTCAACATACTGTTTTATTTCTTTAAAAGAAATATAATTATTATTTGTTACTGATTTTATTAACATATTTAAATTATTTTTTATTATATCTGGATTATTTGAAGGAACAAAGTTGTTATCAATCAGTTCCTTTATTGTGATATCTGATGTTTTTTCTACTACAACCGATACCTTAGTTACATTGAATTTGGTTTTAATGGATTCAATAAGTATAGATATTTCACTGTTTTTAGTATTTATATCTGGAACAATAATAAAACATTCAGAAATCATTATATATATATATATATATATATAATATATATAGGATATATTAATTTTATACTATATTAAAATTAATATATATAATATAATATATATATGAAAAATTCAAGAACCAAAATTAATTTGGTAACATCCTTTTATATTCCTAGCAATAAATTAAGAGCATCTGAAATAATGCAATGTCTAGATAAGAATATTAACCAATATATTATTACACATATTCATTTGTTTTTAGATAAAAATGAAGATTTACAACATATTCTAAAATACTATCAAAATTACATTGAAAATGGTAGAATTAAAATTATCCGTATTGGAAAACAACCTATGTATTCTGATTTTTTAGATTATGCAAATAATTATTTGAGCGGAGAGTTATGTATGATAATGAATACGGATATTTGGTTACATTCTATTTCGGATATGCGTCTATTGGAAAATATGGAAAATAAAATATATGGAATAACACGACATGAAAATAATATGCAAGCACCATTAATTGAACGTTATAATCTACCAACTGGATTTGTTGGAAGCCAAGATGCTTTTATTTTTAAATCTCCGGTAAAAAAACAACTTTTGGATAAAGTTAATTTTCAACAGAATGTATGGGGTTCGGATAATGTTTTGTTGAGAGAATTCAAAAATATTGGTTATCAATTATATAATCCTTGTTGTCAAATAATTATTGTTCACGAACATGCTTCCAGAGAACGCGAAGAAAATCGTCAACGTTTGCCTCCACCATGGATATGTTTGAAACCAGAATATCTTACTATAAATTCGTGTATGACACCAATTCTTTCGATTAAAGAATCGAATGCGTATATTGTTAAACAAATTCAAAAGAACGAATCATTTCTAATTAGTCGTTTGGGTATTGGTGCCGAAACAATGGTTTCTTATAATGCTTTGAATAATTTGGAGATATCGAATTCATTAGTAAATATTCTCTCAAATAATGCAGGTATTTATTTGGAAAGCAGTAAAGAAAATAAGTTGATTTCACTATTTGTAAAACACTATGTTGAAGCTTTGAAAGACTCTGTAGCGTTAGCGTATTTTAATGATAATACTATTATTGAAAAACAACAAATATTTTTTTCGGAAAAATTTGGACTTGATAAAATTCATTCGCGTTCTCTTGAACCCTTTTATGCGATGAGTGATGGAATAGTTCCTTGGACGAAACATTTGGTTGGGAAAAAAATACTGGTTATTCATCCATTTGTTGAAACTATGAAAAAGCAGAAGGAATCTGGTTTTAAACTCTTTGGAAATGATGATATTTTTGACGAAAATCAGGAGATTGTCTTTTATAAATCATTCAATACAATTGCAGGTAATCACTCTCATCGGCACTGGTATGAAACATTTTTGATGATGTGTAAAGAAATCAAAGAATTAGATTTTGATATAGCACTGATTGGATGTGGTGGTTATGGATTACCGTTATCTCATTATATAAAAAGTAAATTAAATAAAACTGCTGTGTATATTGGTGAAGAACTGCAATTATTTTTTGGTATTATGGGAAAGAGATGGATAAAGAATGACTTTTGGATTAAACATCGTAATAGATATTGTACCCAATTTGTTATTCCAAGTGATGATGAACTCGTCGATAATAAAGATAAAGTAGAAGAAGGGTGTTATTGGTTGACTAAGAGTGAATTAGATGAATTTAACACTTGTAGCACCGTTGACACTTGTAGCACCGTTGACACTTGTAGCACCGTTGACACAAATGATATACCTGTAGTTATTATTCATACAGGGTATGTTGATTATTTGAAGGTAAACATGGAAATAACAGGAAAAAATAATAAAATTATTTTAGTTGGTGACGATAGTGTGAAAGATCTATGTCGTAATCGTGAAAATGTGGTATTTGTATCCATTGATAAATATAATGATAGTGAATGGTTAAAGGAAAAGGCAAATTGTTTTATAAATTATTCATCAAATAATATAGAATATGAATGGAGTGAATACCAAAAATTATTTATACTTTACATGGTAATGACAGATTTGAAACTTGATAAGGTATTTCATATAAACAGTCAAAACGTTCTCTTAAAAAATATTAATACATACCCTTTTATGAAAAAAAGTGCGTATTGTATTCCGATTAATCCACCTATGAGAATGAGTGCTAATATATATAGTGCTCTCGTAAGCATAGATTTATGTAACGCTTTGATAAAACTATATGAAGGAATTTACAAAACAAAAGAAAAGGACAAATTATCTCTTATAGATTCAAAAATACAATTTCATTATGATAAAGAAAAGGAAACATATGTGAATGGAGGCGTTTGTTTAGGAACTTTACTTTATTTAATTTACGACCAGGGTGATATTGAAGTTCAGAATTTACTTGAAGAACAAAATGGATTAGTCTTTACTAATAGTATATTGAATAATGAAGGTGTAGATAGTAAACAGCAATACGTATTGAATAATGCTATTCTTAATATAGAAACTACAAAAGATGGAAAAAATATGATTTTTGATATAGTCAATAATAAAACTTTAGATACAATGAACATTTATTTTCAAGGAAATAGTATAGGAATGATGACCGAGCAATTGAAAACAATATTTAATTTTTAATTATTAATTAAACGAAGACAATACGACTCTTTGCGTTTTTTTTATCCAATCCTTGAAATTACAGTGTTTCAAATACCATTCACGTCCTTTTCTTCCCAATTCTTCTTTATGACGCCAAGCATATTCTAGTTTTTCTTTCACATATTCAGGGTTGTTATGTTTTGTATGATCCATCTTAACAAAACAATCTTCTGGAATATCACCATAAAATAAACCTACATCTGAAGCCACTACTGGAATACCACATATTAAAGCATCTAGTGTAGCATATGAATTGCCTTCACTGTTAGATATTTGTAAAAATATATCTGAATTCAAATATATATCTTGTTTTCGCTTGTTGAAATCATGATAATCATTATTTTTAGGATAAACATTCAGTTGTTCAAATGTGTAGTCTGATAACTGGGATTTAAGTAGAGGAATTAGTTTCTCTCCTTTTTTGACACCCCTCCAATTTCCTAAAACGATTGGTGTATTGTTAAAGTGTTTTTTAAATAATGTTTCATCCAGTTCGGATGTGTGTAAGATATCGTATCTTTTGAATTTAGTATAATTATTTTGATAAAAATTTGTGAAATCATCTTTACATGCCTTTGATATACTTACTATTTTCGTCCTATTAGGTTCTCTATTTGTTAACATTTTTTCTTGACCTTCTAAAATAGTTCTAAATGTAGATTCATTTTTCAATTCTGGATTAGCATTTACAGTTCTTTTAGCACATCCGTGATGAACCAATATGATATTATAGTCATTCGGGATATCACATGCTAAATGGTTATCTGTTATCACTACTGTGTTTTTGTGTTGTGTTAAAAAATCTAACATTTTATTTTTCTGCTGTGGACCCTGAAAAAAAATTCGGGTTGGAAATGCTCTGTAAATATGATAATCGTATCTAGGAACACCTCCTACACCATTTGTATAACTTCCACAACAGTAATGAATTATGTATGGAGTTAGAGGTTTATAGGTATTTTTAAATGTATTATAAATCGAGATACAGTTTTTGCGCATTTGCATTTCTCTCTCTTCGCTGATTTTGG